AAAGACGCCGCCAGCGGTTCCACCAGCGGCGACGCTACCTGCCAGTTTACCCACATATGGAAGGCTCTCAGCAGCCGTGCGAACGCCGCTGATGAAGCGCGCGGGAAGGGCTGGAGCAGTTGCCACCCCTTGACCAATAATGCGCCCTATGCCCTCCGGAGAGATGGTATCAGGGTACAGTGTTTCAAAGTCACGGCGATCCGCAACCGCTTTGGCGTTAATCTCGCGATGTATCTTCGCAGCATTGCTATTTGGAGCTACCCAGTCTAGACCTTTACCGACAACATACGGAATGAGATTGGCAACATCGTAGACACCCTGCTTAGCTCCTTCGATGACAGACGGTAGCTTGTCAAATGCCTGAAGATGGCTAGGGGTTTTAGCTCCTGCGGTAGCTCCTGCACTAGGTGTAATTGGCTTTACCTGAGTTACACCGTCAACACGTTGCACGCTTTGTTGTGGGTTATTAGAGACAGGACCTAGCGAACCCTCCATCGCATCGAAGTCTAAGCCCTGTTTCCAGTCGGCATCATTATTGACCTTACCACCAATGCTCTTTTCCATAGCGTCGAAGTCAAGACCTTGCTTCCAACTATCATCTTTGCGTACAGGCCGAGCAACACCACTTGTAAAATCAGTAGAGTTCATGCCTTGCGGATCGAACTGACCGTTCGCAATTGCAATCTTCGCTGCACTAGCTCTATCGTTAAAGTCCATTATTTCACCGGACCACTATAAGCATTAAGTTTGATTGCGTTGTTGTAAGAGCGAATGAACGCCTGTGCTCGCTTATCACCAGCTTCAGCTTTAGCCATCATATCGGTAAAGATAGCACGTCTTTTTTCAGGGCTTTCTAACAACAAGCGATAAGCCTCTGGATTTTGACTAGCTGCGACACGCGACGATCTAGTTGTATACTGATCGTCTGGACCATCATAAGTAAGCGCACGAGCAGATTTCATATAAGCTTGGCTGACAGCATCCTTTGTCAAATCCAGCAAAGCCGTATTCAATTGCGAATTAGGATTGGGATTGGATCGCACGGCCGCAGCAAGATCAGCATCTGACCGCGTTCCGCTTTCGCGAGCAAGTTGCTCAAGCTTTTTGTTAATCTTGCTTATAATCACAGCAGGGTTCTTATCGTTATCGGTAATCCAACCAAGATTAGTCAGCGCAGAAACAGCTTTGTAAAATTGTGGCGTACCGACACCAGTTTTAATGCCGGTTTCAATGAGCGGTATGGCTTGAGCAACAGGCTTCATACGGTCCATTGTAACCGTACCTTCCTGCCGCTCTTTATTCAATTGAGCAATAGACTGCTGTGCGTCTACTGGTGGAGCAGCAGGCGGTTGCCTTTGCGGTTGAGCGGCTTGTTGCTGTCGGTTTGGCGCTCCGTACATATCAACAGGTAACGGCGGTACACCAGCATTGCTTTCGTATTGACCGCGCGTGCCTTGTGAATAAGTGCCTGTCTGTGGGTTGTAAATTGGTGTTGGTGAACCTGATGTTTCAGGTGACGTGCCCACAGCTATGGGAAGTCCGATTTGCTGTGGAGCTTTGCCGGTTTTCACCACAGCAGGAACTTGATCCGGGCCGCGATTAATCAGAGACGTTCGACCTAATGTAGCGTCAATGCGCTGTTGAGTGTCCATTGCACGCAATAAATTCTTACGTGCAAACGAACTTACATCAGGAGATTGATGCAATTCGTTAAGCATTTTTTGCCGCACTTCTGGCGGCATTTTTGTAGTATCTGCGAAGCTGTTCAATTGTTGAACAGCTTGATCCTTTGTCATATTCGGAGTATCGAGCATGTTCGAAAGCTCGGACGACATTGCACCAAGCTGCTTTTGAACAAGCTCTAATTTGCCAGCTTCGATTTGTAATTTTTGCTGATCTAAAGCACCCCACTTCTGCATTTGGTCAAGCATATTGACCGGAGCAGGAGGTTTCGGGTAAGAGCTGGTATCTGCGCTGATTTCAGCCATTAATATAAGCTCCCGATCTGTGTCGGATTACCAACAGCGGCGCTCTGTGGTTGGCTATACATACTTCCACTATTACGGAATTGATTTGCGTAGTATCCGCCAATGTTATTAGCAGCATTCGATACTGCACCACCCATAGCGTTGTAACCAGCAGCAGCCGCATTGCCGCCAGCCATTTGCGCGCTACCAGCAGTTTGCGCGGCACTGGTTCCGGCTTGACTAGTTTGAGCCGCAGCATTACCACCAGCTTGAATGAGGCTCAGTAGCCGATTGTAAGCATTCGTCTGGTTTGTATTCTCCATGGCAAATAAGTCTTTGTAATGCTGATTTGCAGCACCAGTCGTATAATCCGCGATGCCACGCATAGCAGCGCCAGAAGCACCTAAACCACGAGCCGCCGCAGAGTTCTCAATAGCTTTATTGCCGTATTTCGTTTGGAAAGCTAAAGCTTTGCTGGAAATACTGTTAGGATCGTTGAGCTTATCATCAATGTCGATACCGCCAGTTAATTCGTCCAGACGATTGCTCATGCTACCAGTAGCTTGCTCACCGATCTGACGATACGGAGCAAGGTCACCGCGCGTAGTCTCATACATCTGAAGCTGCGTATTAGCAGCTTTGTTCGCGGCGTTCTGTTGAGCTTCTGATGCTCGATTAGCTGCGTAAGCAGTCGCACCAGCACCGATGACAGCAGAGCCGATAACAGCAGTAGCCACCCATGCAGAGCAAAGTTGATTAGCTTCGTAATCAACATCGTTAAACCAGTGCTCTTTGCTCAGTCCATCACAGTTTAACATCTTACTTAAATCCTAATTCGAGTTGAGCAGAGTTAGCAAACTCTAACCATTCTTGCTCAGATTTAGCGATGAAGATTGAACCAATAACGTCAACATCTTTCTCGCTAGTTCCGTGGATAGTTGTCCAAACACATTCTGTCAGAGTGTAGGCAATCCTCTTAGTGCCCGGAGGCGATACGACAGTAAACGGCGCTTCAACTTCAACAATTCCATCTTCAGTTAAAACCTTCATTCGACCTTTGGATAAAATGTTTAGGTTCTCGAATTTGTGAATTTCACCAACCAATGTCACACCAGCAGGAATAGTAATTTCTCTAGCGTAAACATCTTTAGAGAAATGATGCTTAACTTCTATCTCGACTTGAGGCATTTCTTTCATGATAGCTTCTGCTTCAAATACAAGCGAACGCATATCATAATCGTGAGCTATGATGATACTAGTCACCTAAAAACCTCACTGTTGGGGCTACGCTATAGGTGATTACAGCAGTATCGCCTATAGAAAGCGGTACTAAAACCGGATTAGCTGTAGAACTAGCTACAGGTATTGTGACTTGACCGCGTACTATGACAATGCTCGAAACAGTGCCACCAACTACAGATAGTGTCCCACCTGAGCTAGTGGTGAAAGATAGCGGCGAACCTGTTACCAGTATGTCGTTTACAGCAGGAGCATCTTGCGTAAACTGCATGAAAAAGTTGTTCCATGGTCTGAGCACTCTGCCTAAGACCATATCAACTAACGGAGCGTTCAAATTAGGAACTGGCAATCGCCTCATGACAACGATGCCTTTCCTTCAATGAAACCGCCGTTAAGAGCGGTTCGCACAGGAGAGGACCACTGAAGCTTGTAAATTCTATCGCGCGACTGACCAAGCCTATTCCAAGACAGTGTTGTTAGATATTGACCAGTACGACCTAACGATTGCGGAATAGCATTGCCGTAAGTCGCGCCACGGTCATCAGACCAACTGAGCCATACTTTAGGGTCATCTTCTAAATCAGCAGTCGTTCCCGGTTCCATATCAGCCGTGAATGTCCTACCAGACATACGTTGGAATTTATCACCGAGAATATGCGGGAAGGTCTTAATGCGAGAAATCGGCGTAGCAGCGTTCGTATAGTCTGTGAAAACATCAGGGTTCAATTCCAAGATGTTTCCATTCTGCCAGTCACCGACAACATTTCTACCATAGACAAATGCCGCTGCGTTAGCACGCGGGCGATGAAAGTTACCGTTACTATCTAGCCAAAGCCACTCAGACCAAAGACCAGTTTTCAAATCGTACAACCAACCACGATCTGCGGTAGGAAATACGATACTGTAGTAAGGATGGTCATCGACCTGAAAGCACATTCCTATTCCATCTGTCATATCAGCATATTTGCGAATATCAGATACGACACGCGGCGTAGAAATCTCTTTTAGCTGATAACCTTCCCCTTGAACAATGATACCTCTGCCTTGCTGATCTTGCATGACAAAGAAGACAAGATTGTCTTGTTGAGCTATCGAGTATTTAGCTGCACATCCATGTTGAATGAACGCACCTTGTTGACGTTGAAAATAAAAATCAGCAGCGCCAGTGCCTATCCAAACTTCGCAAGTTAACTCACCAATCAACCATAGTTCGTTGTGAACTGCTATGATGCCCACAATATTGTCTGAGAAGCCAGTTTTGGCAGCTATGTCTAGCGGATCAAATGCGTTACCGCTTGTGAACATAGCGAAGTCAGCATAACCTAAGCTCAGATAAAATTGATTTGTTCTTGGAACATTGAATACCAAAAATGTATCAATAAAGGCGACAAAATCAGCACCGTAAAAGTTAGGGTCAATAATCTGAGCGAACTGATTGTCTGCCATGTTGATAACCCAGCCATTTGGGCCGTCAACTAAGACAACGACAATGCCGTTATCAGACATGACGATCTGACTTTGGTTATCTGCTATCACACCGACAGGAACCAATACGAAGTTGGCAGCTAGGAAGTAAACATTCTGATTGATAACAACATAAGCAGTATCGCGACTTGTGCGATATACGCAACGAACCTTGCCAGCAAATTGAGCATTAGCGAGAAACGCCGTTCCAGCGAAAGGATAATACGTCACTGGTACAGGCGCTTGTGGATCGCCCGGAGGTGGAGCAGAAGCATACTCACCATACAGGTTGACGCACTCTTGACCAGAGGAAATGATACTCTTTCCCTGATACGATTGACCATTGAGTGCGATACGCGACATTACTGATTGTCCGCGTTAAAGATATAGAAGTTGCCGCCTCTATTCCAGCGATACGCTTGTGGCATCTGCAACGACGGAATTTGAGCGTTAGCGTTTCGAATAGTATTTAGAGCTTTGACAGCTAACGCACCTTGAACTGGTTGAGCAGGGTAGCCGTAATTCGCAACAAGACGAACGACGAGATTATACAATACCGCTTCTTCGTAATCAGGCGGCATTGTAAATTCGCTGTCGAGTTCGTCAGTGACGTTCGTTACAGTGTAGGTAAAACCCTCACCGATACCGCCCATGTTGAACGTGTTGAGCGTCAACACGTCACCTATCTTGTAGCCGTTACCGGGGTTTTGAATTTCGAACGCTGTGATTTCACCGCCTAAAACGGTGGCATTTGCGGTCGCTTCATATCCGAAACCTTCGACGTTCAAAAGATCAATTGCTATATGATTTCCGTCTTGATACCCGGAACCGATAGTATCAACTCGACCATCTGCGATCTGTGTTGTAAACCCAATAGGACCTTTCAGCACTAAGCTGACTTCGTATGTGTTGTCTGGAATAGGCCAGACATACACATTTCCATATGGATAAGCAGCATCGTAAAAGAAATACTGCGGCCAAGAGCGAAGCTCTTTCAATGCCAACAGTGAGTAGTCTTCCCATGAGTTAATTCGGATTAATGGGAATGTTACTTGGTTCGGTCCACCTAAATCAGCGCCAATTTGACGAAAGTAAGCAGCCTGAATTTTATCAGGCCGCGCTGCATTGTAATACTGACCGGGACCAATCAGGTTCGACTTAGCGCCGTTGGCGACGGCAGAAACACTATAAAGGTTAGGAACTAACCAACGTCGTTTCTGCCATTGTGCAAGCATTCTATTGAGTGCTTTGAAAGCATCAACGATATCTTGATCGAGCGCAGTTTGCCCGACACCGATAATACCAGCGGCGCGCAAAGCGTCTTCGCAAAAGTCACGCGCCGTCTGTACCATTAAGAATTACCCCATGGGCTGTTTTGCTGCTGTCGCTCAGTCGTGACAGCTTCTGTGTTTTCATGCTTCGCACGTTCATCAGCGTCTTTCACAATCACGCGCTCACCAGTAACCTTGCTAGTAATCCACATCGGATATTCAGTATGGCCAAGTTCATTTTTAATGTTAGGGTCTTTACCGAAAGCCGGATGCGGGTTAGCTACTGTATATCTCGCTAGCTGCTGATCTAAGCGATTAAACGTAACATCATCGCCGATTTCATCAAATTGGTTAGAGTTGTCGATATGCGAGGTATTGAGGATACCAGCCATTTTCATTCCTTGTGTTTGTTTAGATAGTCGATCATTTTACCCAAAAGCTCGATACTTTCTTCAACTCTACCTATTGTTGTGTTACAACGCCAGCATAGCAAATCTCTAAGTTTACCTGTAGCGTGGCAATGATCCACCGATAACCTAAGAAGTGAATTAGACTTATTGTCTAATCTGGTCTCTTGTTCTTCACATATCGCGCAAACATAGTTTTGAGCTTCTAGCTTAGCGTTGTAGTCTTGCCGAGTTAACCCAAACTTACGTTTGATATTTCTATCACTTTCTAAGTTAGGATTAAGGCGCTTTCTGTTTTCTAACTTTCTAGCCCACCAGTCTTTCAGTGGTTCGTCAGGTCTGCGGCGTAAGTGCTCACGCCATTCGAAATTGTCTGGACCAAACAAACCTTCTTTTGATCTAGCTAAAACAAACTCACCTTCTGGTTTTTCACCTACGCCCAAAATGAACGCTTCGAAATCAAGCCACTCATCACAAAGTTGCTCATTTTGTTTTCGTTCATACCAAAGGTGATAGTACGGATGCGCTCTGAGTTTACCTTTAGCTTTACTAGGATTTTCAGCCCTCCACTTTTTCAAATAATGAAACTGACACAATCCTAAATTTTTGAGCGGACGTTGGCAGCCTTCAACAGAACACCAACCAACTATTTTCTTCCTAGACATTTGATTTCCCTTTCGAGAAGTGAATAAACACCGCTCGAAAGGGAGAAGCAAGGAAAAAGTTTATAAGTCAAACTCTGTCCGCTACCGTACAAAGCCATTCTGGCCGGATATACTTCTTACCAAACAGAATATCCAACCGTGTAGCAAGCTGATCGCTTTGTGGCAGATAGTCGGTGATGATGCGCATCGACAGACCATCATAGCTAGCGCGAGCGCCTTCCTCGATAGCCTTACGTGGCAACACAAGGTCAGCAGAAGCCATCGTGACGGCCTTCTGAGTGTAGGCAATCGACTTGCGGTAGACCTCGCCAGCCTTCGTCACCATCTTGACACTAGCGCCGTTGAGAGGCGAAGCGTCAACTGTCTGGTACTGCTGATCCGCACCACCGGGACCTGCTGGGATGAGACCCGGATAGACAGGGATGCTTGTTGCGCCGTTACCAACATCCGCAGTGACGACGAACTGACGCAGCGTACCCATGCTCTGCTTGGTGACACGGTTAACAGCGTTGACACCTTCAAAGGTGATAATGTCACCCTTACGCAGCGTTCCGGAAATCGCGCTCACGGTGATATTTCCGCCGCCAGTGCCCGTCGTCTGATTACCACCGGCAACAGTAGCAGCGCCATCGTACGTACCAGAAGTATGCGTGATGACAGTCTGGTCACGGAACCAGCGGTCATAACCAAGACCAGACTTCATCATGCCGCTACGGAACTGAGACGAAATCTCAGGTGTAGGGTTGAGCAGTCCAGCAAGACCAGCAGTCGTGCGAGCGTCGGTGTTCGGAGAGTTGACAATCCGGCGATCCATCTGGTTCGCAGAGTTGTTATCCAGAACAGCGTTAGCTTCCAAGAACTGATCCATCGTTGGGGTGATAATGTTACCATTACCATCGACGTTAGAGACAAAGTTACAGACACCACCTTCCGAACCGAGCATAATGTCAAGCGCAACCTTACCAGCAAGGTTGTTGACCATCGGAGCCATGACAAGCTCAGAATAGTTGTCAATGCTCATGGTACGCTCAGCAGTCGTGTACGGCGTAGCAACGTTAAGCTGCGACGAAACCGTAAGCGTAGTATACTGCTGAGTGTTGCTCTGAAGCTGCATAGCAGGGCCTTCAGTAACAATGAAGTCCGAAGGCAGGCGGATACGCAGTGTGTCGCCAATCTTCGCACCATCGCGTGCAAATTGGCTGTCATACTGAGTGTCGATATTCTTGATGAACAGGTTCGAGTTCTTAAAGAGACGCACAGCCTCTTTAGTAATCATGTCAATGGTAAGGTACGTATTGGCCATTGGAAATGCTCCGTCTTGGCGATTGATGTTGATATTGACTGTGCGCACTTCAGTCGTTTTGCGCGGTCAATGGTCAAACGGGCCAAGACGGAAGCGAGAGAGCAGTAGCCTATGATGCCGACTAAGGGGCGGTGCTTCGACTTTGAGACTTAGCTAAACTTTTCCGATTTGTAAAGAGGGTAACTGTGGGCAAAGTGAAAATGTTTGCCCACATTCATATCAAAAACCACCTTTCTGCTTACGATACGCTTCAGCTTGTGCGTTGCGCACGCGCATGAACGTTTCCATATCTTCTTTACCAGTCAAAGCACCGACAGCCGGACGGCCATTCTCTGTCACTGGTCGGATCGGTGCAGGTGCGTTTGAGCGTGGCTTAGCTTCTTTCTTAGAAGTCGGCTTAGCTTTAAGCGTATCTGAAATCTTGTTCAACTTAAGTGCCATTTTCACAGGGTTATTGGCGAGCCTGTAGATATCTTCAGCTTCGTCAATATTGCTAGCTACGTAAGCCAGCACTTCACCACCGTTATCGTGGTCAAGCTCATTAGCAAGAATATAGATCATATTTTGAGGAATGTTACCAAGCTCCTCTGCCATGTCGGCAACATTATCGTCAAAACGTTCATCAGCTTTTTGAGCTTGCTTGAGCAGCTTATTGCTATCGTTAGCTAACGCGCGCTCAGCCAATCGTTGCTGCGCGAGAGCTTCGGCACGACGCTCAACTTCTTCTTCAGTCAAACCTTCAACTGGTTGTTCTTCGCGCTGCTTTCGCAACGCTTCTAGTTCTTGTTGAAGCTCATTACGCTCTTTAGTCAGCTTATCAATTCGTCGCTCTTTACGGCTTTCAGCACGCTCTCGTTTCTCACGCGCTTTTCGTTCTTCATCGGTTTCAGCTTCGGCGGTTTCATCCTCTTCGCCGCTTTCGTCTGCGGTAGTTTCTTCATCAGTGCTCGCAGTTTCGTCGTCAGCGGCTTCATTCTCTACGTCGTCTTCGTTGTTGTCAGCGACCTCATTTTCAGTAGCAGCTTTCTCTAAGCTAGAGCGCGCAGCGACATCTACCTTGATATCGTTTTGATTGTCAGTGTCAGTATCGTATGCCATTTCATTTCCTATTTGGATACAATGATGTTTCTATTTTCAAGTTCAACTTTGATTTCATTTTTCATTTGTACGAAAACAGGATTGATCGGCGGAAACTTCATCCCGGTTAACAAATTAAACTTTTGATGCTTCGAAGCTTGTTCGCGCTCTTGCTCACGAGCTAGGCAACTATTGTACGCTTGAAGCAACTCAAGCGTACTGATTGTACGGATGTCTTTACCAGCGTATTGCATTAAATACCTACGACGTACTTAATAGATACTAATGATGATTGGTACATCCAGTCTGTGTAGTGTGTCATATCGAATGCTCAACACTTCTTAACAGCTTTAAGCTGTTGCTCAGCATACGACTTCATAGCTTTGACGCGCGAAGGGTCTTTCTTGATTTCAGCAGCGCGTTGCATGGTTCGGATATCGTCCTCAGCGCGCCACTTTCGCTCTTGCTCAAGAGCCTCTTTTGTTTGGCTGATCGGAGCACTTGTAGCGACAGGCAGCTTAGTTGCTTTTTTGGCCATTGCTCATATCCTTCAAAGCTTTGTTGAGAGCCAAATCTAATTTACTAGGTGGCTTCCAATCAGGGATAAACGGAGTATTGTTCTCAAATGCCTTCAAACCACTATTGCTCAAACCCTGATCGTTTGTTCGCTCAGCTATTGCGTCATAAATTAATTCTTTTTGCTCAGCAGGTACATTGGCATTACCCAGCATGTCTATAAGGATGTTGACCGCTAGCGGAATATACTTTTCTACATACGCTCTTGCATAAGAGCGAGGGTCTTTATATTTACTGGTCAAACCTTGTGACCTGCCAATTTCATACATTTCAGCAGCCATTTTAAGAGCAGTTTGCTCTATCAAAATGCTATGAGGAGTTACTATCTTTTTCTCTAAACTCATGCAGCTTTCCTTTTAGCATATCTTCGTTTAAGCGCCAGTTCATTTCTAATATCTTTACACATTGCGCACTTACATTTGCAACCATGAGGCCATAATTCTAATTTTGCCGCTTTACCTTTATTGGCAGCACCAATTTTCAATCTTGTTTCTTTTGAAAGAACTCTTCCTAAATTAGATAGTTTATTTGCAGCGCCTATTTTACGACGAGTTTCTTCTGATACAACATGACCGATTTTAGATTTCGATAGTTTAGCTTTAGTCTCATCCGATCTATTGCTTTGCGCAATTCTCATTTTAGCTATGCTATCAGCAGAATGCTTGAAACCTATCATAATCAATCTCTGCTTTTCTTTACTTTCTTCTGACCTGTTCGATCCAAATGGGCTTCCAGCAGCAGAGTAAAGATTATAGCCTATCTCGCGGTCGCAACACCGCGTTTTATCTAAATATGCTTGTTCAACAGCTAGTAAATTTTCTCTGCTAACACGTTCAAGAATTTCAAAGATGAAACATTCTTTGCCGTAGCTATTCCAAGCAGATTGAAGATGCCTGTTTCTATGAGTACCTTTATCTAAATTATACAAATGTAAATGCCAACGCGAAGCGAAATTCACCGCGCTACCGATATAGAATTTTCCATTAGCTATGTTGTAAATTCTGTAAATACCAGAATTAACGAGCTTGGTCATTGTCAATTACCGGAACGTTTGCACTGAAAAGCGGAAAGCCTTCGGCTAGGACTTTATCCCGCATAGCAGGAGGAATGTCAATGTAGTAGATCGTGTCTTTTCCAGACTTACCAGTCTGCACCTTCACACCAAACTGCTTACCAAGCTTTTCAATAGTCTTAGGCACTATGTTATCATAGAAGCCTTTCATGCCTTCACCGCCGACCTTGAGGTCTATACCTTCAAGTACACCAATATCTTTACCTTCACGCTTACCTTGATCTTTTATAATTTTTTCAGCTACTTCTTTGCCCACAATATCGGCTAATTTGTCCGCGCTCACAGCTTCTCGTTCGATCGCGTGCATAGGACTATTATTTTTAAACGGTACAATGTTGTAAGTACCATCGTCGTTTTTCAAGTATTTTATTTGATCCACCTGCTTACTCAAATCATACCTAGCTGCTTGCGCCTCACCCGGTGTCCATGAAAGTCGCTCATAACCATTCTCAGCAGCTTCACGGATAGCTCGCTTAAGGGCTAACTCATGCCAATTCTTTTTGAATGGTGCGTCTGGTACACCTCCAATGTCACGAGTGTTTCTAGCAATAGCAGCACGCGCTAATTCTTCAGTACCAAATCCTACCGATCCATCTAAATCAACACGTTCGCCTTTTTCATCGCGAACTCGCCAAATGCCGCCTTCATTTTTGACAGACAATTTATTTTTATTGTCCTGCTTATACCCCTGCTTCCTTCCTGCTTGATGCCAATCACTTTGAACTTCTTCCAAGTGCAATGACTTCACCGACTTTGGTTTTACTTCATCGGGCATTGTTGCTCGCAAAGCATCTTCTTTCGCTCGAATAGCATTTAGCTTTTCTTGCAATGGTAATAGCTCAGGAGGAACGCTATAATCTTCAAGCCTTCGCATTTTTTCAGCATTGCTCAAGGACTTGTCAGCAAGAATGCTTTCACGTCTAGTTTTCTCTAGCGGCGCTGATACCGCTCTAATTTCTTTAACAATAGCACCTTGCTCTTTGCGAACAGCGTCAATCTTAGTCTGAATAGACTTACGCAATTCATTCGACGCTATTTCATCAGCCGTAAATGGAATATCCATTTTACGATCATTCATGCGCATATGAGCAAGAATATTTGGTTCATCCCAATGAGAAGATTTGTATTGATTGTTGTTATGTCTAGTTGAAAAAGAAATAGCTTCTTTCTCAGACATAGATGGATTTAAGTTCTCAGCTATCTTATTTCCATTTCTATCATAAACATTCCAAGCACCTTTGCTACCATCTGGTTTAGCTGTTAAACCAGCTTCACTTTTAGGCAACGTCATCAACAACTCTCGATAGTTTTCACCACCGGGTAATTGATAGTCGTGATATTTGGTTGGGATATCACCAGCTTCTCTTGAAACACGCTGAAGATATTTTGCTTGTGTTGAAGCATCGATATCTTCCCAACGCTTCCAACCATGCTCTTTAGCTAATGCGAAAGCTTGATCTATCTTAGACCTACCACCCTTAACAATCTCTTGCACACCAAAAGCATTATCTTTCAAAAAGCTATCTATTTCAGCCTTTGTTACACTCTGTTTACCAGCTAGAAATTCACCAACACCAGACCATTGCAATTCATCAGGTTTGACAGCACCTTTATTAGCGAGCATTCCAAGCCATTGCTCGCCAGTAGCTTTATTTTGGTTGATCGAGCCAAGAGACTTTTCAAGAGCAGAATAGAAAGGCTTCTCTGATTTGCTCACTGCGCCAATGCCCACACTAGACTGGTTGTCTGAGCGTAGAATATTGCTATTATAATTTACAGCTTCCAATCCTCTACCTTTTGCGTTTGCATCTTTACCTAAATGCGGCTCATTCTTATTGACATATTCAATAGCAGCAGAACGACTTAAAAATTTTCCATCTGGATCAACAAATCCCATCTCACCTTTAACTTTATTTAAACCAGCGTATAATTCAGCGTCATTCAACAAATCAGCGTGAATTTGACCCTTTTCACCAACTTGAATTTTACCATCGTCTAATTTGCGAGCAACTTTTAGTAGTGGCCCACTTCCAAGCGCCATACCCGCGCCACCTGTACCAGCTAATCCACCAGTGCCAGCCAAGTTGCTTACATCCATTGCAGTCTTTACGGCGTTATCAATCGGCTCAGCTTGCACAGGGTTAAACCAAGCTCCATCCTTAGCTTGTGGTGGTGGAGCATCCGTGAAATCTTCACGACGCATCCCCATGGTTTTTGTCGGATCGGTTCCCATATAGTCACCCGCTCCGGTTACAGCATCAACAACCAACTTCTCAGGCCAAGTTTTATAACGTTCTTCTCCACCAGTACCGAGCAAGCGATTGACGCCAGTTTTAACTTCATCACTCGGACCAGTATTGAAGAACTTTTGAATAGCCTCGCGGTACGTGCCTTTCTTTCCACTCTTGCCAAATAAGCGTTCATCCAAAGCGTCGAAAGGCGCACGAACAGCACCGCTCAGCGCGCGATCCACGTCCGCGAGGATACCGCCAGAACGCTCTACAGGAAGCTCTACAGGAAGCGCAGGCGTCTCTTGGGGAATAAGCCCCTGCCCTTGAACCGCAACCGCCTCCACGGGGAGCGGAGCGGCGTACACAGGCCGAATGTGCGTCACACCATCTTCGCGAGTGGTGTCATAACCTTCAATCGGTAAAGCTGGCATCATTCGTACTCAAGTTCACCAACATCCATGTCTTCGCGCGCTGGCGAAGCTTCAGCAGGTTCCTCAGGCTCTACAGGTGTACCACCTTCACCGATAGCAGGCAAAGCCGCAATCTCCTGAGGCGCTAAATTATCACCATCGGGACCACCTTGTCGTAAGGCTTCGATAATAGCTTGTCGAATGAGCGGAGCAATTTGCTCTTGGCTAATACCGGGACCAGAATTACCAAGCGCAGTAATACGATCATTGATCGCTTTATAATCAGCGCGCAGATTATCCAACATTCTATCCGATGCTCGGAATTGCAACTCTTTCTCTTTAAGTTCAAACTCACGCGCTCTGTCAGCAGCTTCTTGTTCAAGCTTCGCAATCTGAGCAAGCTGTTGCTCAATCTGTTGTGCCGCTTGCTGCATGATTTGTTCTTGCTGTGGGTTAGGAG